GAGTGATTTATGTGTTTATGCTTCTAGACGCATAAAGTCTTAGAAAGCATAGAAGAATAGACGCATAAATGTCTCTGAGTCTTGTAATTAAACCTCTCTAAAATCCTCTGAGTCTTGTGATTTATGAGTCTTTTAATGTGCTCAGACCTTGTGATCTTAGCGTGCATCAGCTTACACGAGACTCCGAGAAATGTCAACCCCCCGCTGATAAGTTTTTCCGGGACTTGACATCAACACACTATAAGGATCGCTCATCAATCTCCGCGACATTCTTGACATCACCTCTGAGAAGCTTTATAATGACAGAGTAACTCAGAGAGGTGAGACTGATAACAACTGTAGCCTGTAAAGTGTCTCAGTAGTGTAAGGACAACCCAACAAGATGACCACCACTTTCCAACGCAACATCCTCGACACCACCTATAACGGTTGGGAGAATTATGAGACCTGGAATGTTGCTCTCTGGATCGACAATGATGAGGGTTTGTATCACCTTGCTGCTGAGTGTGGTGATTATGAAACCCTGGTAACTTGCCTCTATGAGAATTATGGCGTGACTGAAACTAAGGACGGTGTGAAGTTTGCCGATCCTAAAGTTAATGTGATTCAGATTAACTCTGACGTGTTCGATTTCTGATATCACGTCCCCTAAGTTTATGTCCTTCGTTAACACTCACTCAATGACTGCAACTGACATCAATTGGTATGAAATCTCCGAACTTGATGGAGAGATCTATGATGTGCCTGAGTTACAAGATGAAGACAAGTTTGATATCAATGAGTATATCAACGGCAACATCGATTACTAATACTTAAGGCATCAAGTCCTGAGCAAGACTATAAACTACTCAACACACAGTTTACTTCACTTTTCTTCGTTATTATGTCCAAGTCCGTGATGCTGTCTCTGCTCGATCGTGCTGCTGACGGTAATCAACTTCTGTCAATTCTTGATAGTTTCGTTGAGGAATCTGGTCAGTCCATTGACACTAACTCTTCGGCAGTTAGTTATATCACTGGGGAGGCTGTGGAGTTCTGATGTAACTTAAGTGCGGGGGCAGAGCTTGACTTTGCCCCTGTAATCTGTTAAACTATTCGTGCGTGACCAGCAGTTAATTGATGCCGTTGGTTTATATCGGCGCGGGGGCGTGATAAAAACCCCTAACTACCCTAACCTACAGAGGTGACAAATCGACCTCTAAATATAATGCTCAGAAAAAATTTCCGGAAGTATAATCGCCCTTACTGGACCTTTTGGAAGGTTGTAATTGCTGGGTGGTTAATACGACACCCCAAGGTGGTTTTCCTCCCTTTGGGGTTTTTACTTGTCTTGATATATAATGCGGTAGTGAGCTGAAAAGAGGGAAAAAAATTCCGGAGGTAAAAATGAGAGTAGAAAAGGTTTTTCACATCTATGCTAAGGATGTGTGTTTATATCATTCACTGAAGGAAGAAGAGTTTCACAGCGTATGGGAGAATCTCAATCATATGGTCGGATTAATGAAAACTGACTATAGCGCAAGCGATTTAAATTTTGAGGAACTCCCTGTATATGTGTCATCAAATCAAGTTGAAGACCATTCCTATTAGATTGACAATCACTACATAGACTGTTAGAATTGAACTGAAGTTTTTAAGACTTATGGCAAAAGGATTTACTGTAAAAGCAAATGCTCCCGCAAAGAAAGAAGAGGAGTTTGATATTGGTGCTATTAAAGAACGGATGAAGGGAAAGACAATTGTATTTTGTCTACCTGGCCGAGGAGTATCATATATCTTTTTGAAGAACTTTGTACAACTGTGTTTTGATATGGTACAGAATGGTATGGCCATTCAGATCAGTCAAGACTATTCATCGATGGTTAACTTTGCACGTTGTAAGGTACTTGGTGCGAATGTACTTCGTGGACCTGATCAGATTCCATGGGATGGTAAATTGCAGTATGATTATCAACTGTGGATTGACTCGGATATTGTCTTTGACACGAACAAGTTCTGGCAGCTTTGTGATCTTTCTCTGAGTGAGGATGGTACAGAGCGTGAGATTACTGCTGGTTGGTATGCTACAGAAGATGGTCACACAACTTCTGTCGCACACTGGTTGGAGGAAGATGATTTCCGCAAGAATGGTGGAGTGATGAATCATGAAACAGTAGATTCCATTCAAAAGCGCCGTAAGCCCTTCACGGTTGATTACACTGGTTTTGGATGGGTTATGATTAAGCACGGAGTCTTTGAAGATCCCAAGATGAAGTATCCTTGGTTTGCTCCAAAGATGCAAGTCTTTGAATCTGGTGCTGTTCAGGATATGTGTGGAGAAGATGTCTCATTCTGTCTTGATGCTATTGAGGCAGGTTATGAGATCTGGTGTGACCCCCGGATCCGCGTGGGCCACGAAAAAACTCGCGTAATCTGATGAAACTCTTTAATATTCTCTATGATGGGAATATTTTACATACAGACCTCACTCATGAAGAATGTGTTGAGGTCTTACAAGAACTCTCGGAATCGTTTTTCTCGGGAGAACCTATTAAACCACAATTAATTCAATTAGAGGAGATCTAGTAATGGCAAAAGCAATGATGAAAGGTGGTGGTTATACTCCTGGAGCCCCTAAAAAGACTCGTCAAGGACGTTCACAAAACACTCTTCTTTCAGCAACCTCTCGCAATGGTAAAAAGAAGCGTTATCGTGGGCAGGGTAAATAGATAGAGTTACATAAAACTCTTCATGGCAGCTCTTATCTGTAACCTACCATCCGTTGAAGTATGGGTGCGTAAAGAATATCTAACAGATCATCAGAGTGGTCATGGTGAATTTGTAAAAGGCGTCTGGGTATCGTGTAAATCGATGCCTGGGCGTGCTTTTTATTTTGAGACATACTTACCAGAGTATGCTGCAATGTATGATAAGCTGCCTATCAGTGCCTTTGTATCGCGTCCTGAGACTCCTTCTCCTGATATGAACCTACCTAACCTACAATTCTGGAATTGTATGGACTATGGGGTTGTATCGATTCATAAACAGTTTATTGGAAGTATGGATTTTGAGTGCTATACTCGCGATCATGGCATTCAAAAAGGCACTTATATCTGTACGATTGACAATTATCATCAAGATGCTGATGTAATTGACTATGCTACCAGCGAAAATCCTGCCGAACACAAGTCTCACAACCTTATTGAGCTTGATAATGGACAATATGCACTGTATCCAAACAATAGATTACGCATATTTGATAATAGTTTGACCCCTATTGAACCAAAAATGCCAGATTTTAAGGTTTCAACACAATATTACTCAGTTGAAAATGGGTTCGAACGCCTTGGAATGGGTAGAGAGGACGAATATTTCTGGAAAACTGCTAAAGAACGGGATAGCAACCCCGTAAAAAGTTCTGTTCAACCCTTAATAGAGGAGAAAACAGATGGCAAACAACCCGAATCCGGACAGGAACATTGATTATATGAGAGAAACGTGGGGAACTACAAGTTTAATTACTGATTATTGGTCACAACCAAAGAAAAAAATGCTTCGTGAGATTGCAAATGATGATCTAACACCAAAGAAGCATGATTTTGTAGTTCAAAATGATATTCATGAGAAAATTCGTAATGACGATGACTATGATGACTGGGAATATGGAACTGAACCTATTCCTCTAACCGAATTTTGACCCTATAAATAAGACAGAATATATCATACAAACATAAATAATGCCTTTAGAAAGGGTAAGTCAAGGTTTTAAGGACGTTAGTGCATCATTTCAGAGAAATCCTCTGACGAATGACTTGATTGGTCTTAAAAATGCTTCGGCCATAGCAAGATCGGTTCGTAATATTGTCTTGACTTACCCTGGTGAAAAGTTTTTTGATCCTAATTTTGGATCCCGTATTGGAAAATCCTTATTTGAGAATATCGACAACATCACTGCGATTACGATTAGGGATGAAATAAGAAATTCCATTATTAATTATGAACCAAGGGTTATATTGAATGATGTTATAGTAGATCCCGACTTCGACAATAACACGTTTAATGTAACGATTGTTTATCGAATTGTAGGATCTGATATTCCATCTCAACAGTTAGAGTTTGTATTAGAATCAACTCGATAAATGGCACTAGTAAACTACGCAAATCTGGACTTTAACCAGATCAAATCAACCCTTATAGAATATCTAAGGAATAATTCCAATTTTACGGATTATGACTTTGAAGGATCTAATCTGTCA